TCGTCTGTACCGCTGGGGTGAGTCGGCAGGTGAGTCTGCGCGTCGGCGCAGGTCGAGCGCGTGTGAATCGTGGCGGGTGCTGACTTATGGCACAAACACGCGAGCAGCACACCGAGTACATGCGCAACTATCGGCGCAGTCAGCGGGCCGCTCGGCTCGGTCCGGCACCCGAGACGTCTGCAGAGTCGGGGGCAGACGCTCGGGTGCCGCTCTCGGTCGTCGCGGCGGTCGAGGCCGAGCTCGCGATGATGAGCAACGCCGACCGGTTCCCTGCGCTGCGCGAGGCGGCGCGGGTGCTGGCGCAGTGCCTCGACGACCCGCTTGAGCGCAGGCACCATCCGAGCGCGGCGGGGCAGCTGCGGGCGCTGCTGGCCGAGGTGCGCACCGCGCAGGGCGTCGACGGTCGCTCGTCGCTGCGGGCGATCCGGTCCGAGGTTGCGTCGTGAGTGGCGAGCTCGTCCTCGGGTGCACCGAGCCGCGCATCTGGACTCGGCCGCTCGTCGAGCTCGACCGGTCGACCTCGCTCGGCTACGCGTGCATTGATTTCGCCGAGCAGGTGCTGCGCATGACGCTCTTTCCTTGGCAGCGCTGGCTGCTCGTGCATCTGCTGGAGCGTCGACCGAGCGGCGTGCTGCGCTTTCGCACGGCGATCCTCATCGTTGCGCGGCAGGCGGGCAAGACGACGATCGACGAGGTCATCGCGTTGTTTTTCATGTACGTCCTCGGGCGTGCGCTCGTCATCGGCACCGCGCAGTCGCTGGACATCGCTGAGGAGTCGTGGCAGGCGACGGTCGATCTCGCCGAGTCGACGCCGGAGCTCGCGGCCGAGATCGCGCGGATCGACCGGACATCGGGTAAGAAAACGCTGCGGCTGACGCGCGACGAGCAATCCAAGGAGACGCGGCGCTACAAAGTGGCCAGCGCGACGCGGCGCGGCGGGCGCGGGCTCTCCGGCGACCTCGTGCTGCTCGACGAGCTGCGCGAGCACCAGACGTGGGAGGCGTGGAGCGCGGTTAGCAAGACGACGCTCGCGCGCGAGGCGGCTCTCATCCTTGGTTTGTCAAGCGCGGGCGACATTTCCTCGGTCGTGCTGCGGCATCTGCGCAGGGTCGCGCTGGAGTCGATCGCGGCCGACGGCGACGCGGTCGCTGCGGCCGAGCTGCAGCAGCGGGTCATGGAGACGGCTGCTCTGATCGACGACGACGACGTCGACGAGGTCGAGGCCGATGACACGCTGGCATTGTTCGAGTGGAGCGCACCGGCTGGCAGCAACCCACGCGACCGGCACGCGCAGGCGCAGGCGAATCCGACGATGAATCTGCCGGGGGGCATCTCCGAGCGCAGCCTCGCGGCGGCGCAGCGCACCGACCCCCCGCACGTGTTCGCGCAGGAGTGCCTCGGCATCTGGGCGGCGACGACGTCGCTCGGTCCGTTCCCTGCGGGCAGTTGGCTCGCGGGTTCGACGACGCACTCGGCGATCGTCGACGGCAGCGCGATCGGCGCGTGCGTCGATGTCTCATGGGATCGCGCTTATGCGCATGTGGCGGTCGCCGGGTACCGGTCCGACGGCGATCTGCACGTCGAGGTCGCGACGACCCGAGCGGGGCTCTCATGGGTCAAGCCGTGGCTCGTCGAGCGGCAGGCGCGGCTGGGTTTCGTCGGCGTCGCGGTGCAGGAGAAGGGCGCTCCGGTCTCGACGCTGCTCGCCGAGCTCGTCGACGCGGGTCTGCCGGTCATGCCGTGGGCCAACGCGGATCTCGGGATCGCTACGGGGCAGTTCTACGACCTCGTTGCGCCACCGATCGGCGAGGACGGCAACCCGACCGGCCGCAGGGTCTGGCACCTGCCGCAGCCGGTCCTGGACGTGCCTGCGGCGTCGGCGATCAAGCGGCAACTGACCGACGCGTGGGTCATCGACCGCAAGCGTTCACCCGACGACGCGGCTCCCCTCGTCGCGGCGATCGGCGCGGTCTGGGCGCTGCTGTCCAAGCCTGCCGCGCCGAGGGTCTCGGCGTACGAAACGAGAAGGTTGGTCTCGGTATGAGCGTCCTGACCGATGTGACCGAGGGCGTGCGGGCTCGCGTGGCCAAGTGGGCGGGCAAGGCGACCCAAGGACCGATACCGATGCCCGAGGGGTACTACCCTGCGGCGATCCCGTTCTACACAGGGTTCAGCCCTGACGATTGGAACAGCACCCTCGGTCGGATGACTCCGGCCGAGATGTATGCCTCGCAGCCATATCTGCGGCTCGTCGTCGATTTCCTCGCGCGCAATATCGCGCAGCTCGGCGTGCACGTGTTCGACCGGCTCGACGAGGACCGGCAGCGCGTCACGACCGGACCGATGGCCGAGCTCCTGCGCAGACCGAACCCGACGACGACGCGGTATGAGCTCTTTCGCGACCTCGTCAGCGACCTCGCGCTGCATGACCGGGCGTACTGGCTGCTGACGGCGGCACCGGACGCACCGGCAGGTTTCGAGCTCTATCAGCTGCCTGCACCGTGGGTCACCCCGGTCGGCGGTAATCGGTACGGTCCTGCGGCGTACGAGATGCTGCCTGCGGACGCCAGCGGGCCGACGGTCACCGTACCGGCGGCGAACGTGCTCGCATTTCACGGCTGGAGTCCTGGTCACGCCGACCGGGGGCTCTCGCCGGTCGCCACGTTGAAAGAGATCCTCGGCGAGCAGGTTGCGGCGCACCGGTTCCGCGAGCAGTTGTGGAGGCGCAGCGGGCGCGTCAACGCGTACCTCACGCGACCGGCAGCCGCGCCGATCTGGGGACCGGAGGCCGAGGCGCAGTTTAAAGAGGACTGGCGGGCCAGCTGGACCGGCGAGGGCGGCGAGGCAGGCGGCACCCCGCTCCTGCAGGACGGCATGGAGCTCAAGCGCATCGGCTACTCGGCGCACGAGGACGAGTTCGTCGACGCGTCCAAGCTGGCGCTGACGACGGTCGCGGGGGTCTATCACATCAACCCGACGATGATCGGGCAGCTGGACTCGGCGAACTATTCAAACGTCCGAGAGTTTCGACGCATGCTCTACGGCGACACTCTCGGACCCATCCTCGCGGCGCTGGAGGACCGGCAAAACGCTTTCCTGCTGCCACGTTTGGGCGAGCCTCCCGAGCGTTACGTCGAGTTCAACATCGCCGAGAAGCTGCAGGGCTCGTTCGAGGAGCAGGCGGCGGTCATGTCGACGCTCGTCGGCGCGCCGATCATGACGCCGAACGAGGGTCGGGCGCGGTTCAACCTGCCAGCGGTCGAGGGCGGCGATCAGCTCGTCGTGCCGATGAACGTGACCGTCGGCGGGCAGGCGTCACCGCAGGACGGCGGCGACCCTGCGACCCCGCCGATCACCGACGCCAACTCGCTCGACGTGCTGCGCAAGGTGCTCGGCTACCGGGTGCCGGAGCTACCCGAGGCCAAGGCCAAGCCGCGCACGTACTCGACGCGGGCGACTCCTGCGCCGCAGTGGCTCGTCGACGACTCGACCGAGGCGCTCGCGCACACGTTCAAGCGGCAGGCCGACGCGATCGCGTCGGCGGTCGGCGGCGCTGCCAAGCGGGGCGCGCTGCTGACCAAGGCCGACGGCACCGACGAGGCACCCGAATGGTGGGACGGCGAGCGTTGGGATAGCGAGCTCACCGACGACATGCACGAGGTCGCGATGAAAGCGGCGGCGGCGATCGGTCCGGCTCACGCGAAAGCGCTCGGCTACGACCCCGACGATTTCGACGTCGAGCGCATGAACAATTTCCTGCAGTCGGTGGCTGCCTCGCGCGCCAAGTGGATCAACTCGACAACTGTGCAGCAGGTGCAGGACTCGCTCGCCGACCTCGACGACCCCGCGCAGGCACCGGCAGCGGTCCGGTCGGTATTCGACGAGGCGATCGCGGTGCGCGCGGCGATGTCTGCGGCGACGTTCGCGAACACCCTCTCAAATCTGACGACCAACGAGGTCGGGCATCAATTCGTGGTCACGACGACCGTCGACGGGCGCACCTCGTCGAACATCACCAAGACGTGGATCGTCACGAGTGCCAACCCTCGGCCGGAGCACGCCGACATGGACGGCGAGACCGTGGCGGTCGACGACGTTTTCTCCAATGGCGCGAATTGGCCGGGCGACCCGGTCCTCGGTGCGGACGGCGTCGCCGGGTGCACATGCGTTGTAGACATCAATCGAAAGGACGACGCGTAATGCTCACCAAGACACTTCCGGCGAAGGTGCGGGTACTGACCAAGGCCGACGGCGACGGCGGCACGGCGGGGCAATTCGAGGCGCTCGTCTCGGTATTCGACAACGTCGACTCGTACGGCGATGTCATCCGCAAGGGCGCATTTTCTGCGACGCTCGCCGACTGGCAGGCGAAAGGTCTGCCGATTCCGATCTACTACTCGCACCGGCTCGACGATCCCGATATGAACCTCGGGCACGTGGTCTCGGCGACCGAGACCGACAAGGGTCTGCAGATCGTCGGGCAGCTCGACCTCGACATGCCCAAGGCTGAGACCGTTTACCGATTGTTCAAGGGCGGCAGGCTCTCTCAATTCTCGTTTTCGTATTCGGTGCCGTCCGGCGGCGGCGCGATCAAGACCGACCCCGAGACCGATCTGGAGTATTACGAGCTGACCGAGATCGACCTATTCGAGGTCGGGCCGACCCCGGTCGGTGCCAATTCCGAGACCGAGCTACTCGCGGTCAAGGATGCGCGCAATGTCGCGGCCGACCTCGTCCGGCGGATCAAGCAAGGGCGGGTGCTATCGGAAAACAACCTCACGACGCTACGATCTGCGCGAGACGCGATCTCGTCGGTCATCAAGGCAGCCGAGGGAACGTCCGACGACACCGGTAAGGCCAGCAACGGCACCGGCTCGGGCACGGTCGAGGACCCCGCGAGGGGCAAGGCCAAGGACCCCGACCGACGAGCGTTGTCCGTCATTGACGAGATGTCGATCCCCCTATCGACCCCGAGCGACGCGCTCGACGCGCTGGCGCTCGTCGACATCTGGAGTATCTCCAATGACAGCAGCAGTCACCATCAGGGAGCAGCGTGAGGCACTAGCGGCGCAGGTGCGCCAGGTCGCCGAGACTGCCAAGAGCGAAAACCGCAACCTCACGGCCGACGAGCAGCAGCAGATCGGCGCTGACCTGACCAAGGTCAAGGCGTTCGACGACCAGATTCGCGCGGGCGAGGCGACGCAGGACCTCGTGCGGCAGATCGCGGCGCTGCCGGACGTCGCCAAGGCGGCGCAGCGCAACGATTCCGGCGAGGTCAAGGCGGGCAGCCTCGGCGAGCATTTCGTCAAGTCTGGCGCGTACGAGGAGATGCGCGAGAAGCGGTCCGTTACCCGCTTCACCGCAGGCTCGTCCGAGTTCGTGCTCGGCAAGGCCGAGCCTCCCCCGACGCTTTCGACCGGTCTCGGTCAGGTCCAATACGGTCCGGTCGTGCCGACTGCGCTGCAGCGGCCGACGATCGCCGACCTGCTCTCCTCGGGCACCCTCAACGGGGTCTCGCTCACCTACTTTCAACAGGGCATCACAAGCGGCGATTTCGGTGCCGTCGCCGAGAACACCGAGAAGCCGGGCATTACGTTCTCGTTCGATCCGGTCACCGAGCCGCTCGCCAAGATCGCGGGCGTCACCAAGATCACCGACGAGACCACCGAGGACGCGGCGGCGGTCGTCTCGATCATCGACTCGCAGCTGCGGCTGCGGCTCGCGATCCAAGAGGAGCACCAGATCAGCGCGGGCTCGGGCACCGCGCCGAACCTGCGCGGCATCCTCAACCGCGCGGGCGTGCAGACCGTGACGGCGACCGATTCCTCGGACAACCTCGACGCGATCTATCGGGGCATGACGGCGTGCCAGACGGCGACGCAGCTGACGGCGACCGGCATCGTCATCCATCCGACCGACTACCAGAACCTGCGACTTGGCAAGGACACCAACGGGCAGTATTACGGCGGCGGTCCGTTCCAAGGACCGTACGGCAACGGCGGTCTCGTCCTCGTGCCGCCGATCTGGGGTCTGCCGACGGTCGTGACGACCGGCATCGCGCAGGGCACCGCACTCGTCGGTGCTTTCGCGGCTGCGGCGCAGTTGTTCCGCAGGGGCGGCGTGCGGGTCGAGTCGACCAACTCCGACGGCGACGATTTCCGGTTCAACCGCATCGCGATCCGCGCAGAGGAGCGCATCCTCCTCGCGGTCTACATTCCGGCCGCTTTCGTCAAGATCGTCCTCTCCTCGACTCCTCCGACCCCGTAGTCGATCCCGAGTCGTCGGCGCTCGGCTCGGCGGTCCCCCATGCAGGCCGGGCCGAGTGCTGACTTACGACAGCACCCAACTCGAAAGATTCGCAAGGAGTGAGTGAGAAGCAATGGCAGACAACGAATTAAGCGAATATACGGTCGAGATCAACGGCATCGAGCACACGATGCAGCTCGACGAGGAGACGGCCAAGCGCTACGGCGACGCGGCGCGCAAGAGCGGCGGCAAGGTCAAGGCTGCCGAGCCGGTCTCGTCCGAGCAGCCGACGACCGAGGCGAAAGCGGTCATGAGTCCGGCGAACAAGTCGCGCAGCGGCACGACCAAGTAGGCGAAACATGTTGATAGCGCTCCTCATCGTCCTCGTCGTGTGCGTCGTCCTCGGCGGGCTCGGGCTCGCCGTGCACGCGCTCGCGTGGCTCGCGTGGGTCGCGCTCATCGTGTTCGTCGTCGCGCTCGTGTTCGGGCTCGTCACCCGCGTATTCACCCGAGGACGTGACAAGGGCGCGGGCGTATGAGCACGCCGACGGTCACGCTGCCACCGCTCGCCAGTGCCGATCAGTGGCTCGCTGCGCAACCCGAGGGCACCGTGCCACCCGACAACCTCGACGACATGCTCGCGGCGAGCTCGGCGTCGATCCGGCGGTATTGCGGCTGGCACGTCTCGCCGGTCGTGACGATGACACTGCAGCTCGACGGCTCCGGCTCATACAGTCAGCGGCTGCCGAGCCTGCGCGTCGTCGACGTGCTCTCGCTGACCAACGGCGGCACCGACGTCGACGTCGCCACGCTGGAGTGGTCAGCCGACGGCTACATGCGCATGCTCGGCGCGCGATCCGAGGGCGCTTGGTACGGCTCGGCGAGCTCGGGCTGGGGCTGGAGCTACTGCGGCGGTCCTCGCTGGACGTCGACGCTGCGCGGCGTCGTCATCGAGCTCTCGCACGGTTTCGACCCCGAGGAGTGCGGGCAGCTGGCGGCGCTCTGCATCACGCTCACGGATCGGGCGATGGCGGCACCGCACGGCTATATGACGGCCGAGACGGTCGGCACCACGACGATCTCGTACGGCGGGCGCAACGTCGACGAGCGGCCGGGCAGCATGACCCTGCTCGGATATGAGCAGGCGCTGCTCGACCTGTACCGCATCAACGGGCGCAGGGCGGTGTGATCGTGCTACCGCCAAGTTTTCGAGCTCACAGTGTGCAGCTGGAGGCGCTGCAGGCGGCAGGACGCTACGGTCCGGCATACGACCCCCCGGTCGTCGTGCCGGGCGTGTGGGTCGAGCTCGGGCGCAGGCTCGTCAACTCCTCGACCGGCGAGCAGATCATCGAGAGCGCGCGGGTCTGGCTCGACGAGCGGGCACCGTTCGTCGCACCGGGCGACCGGCTGACACTGCCGAACGGGCACGTTGGGTTCGCGATCTCGGTCGACCCACATGACTCGCCGGGGCAGCTCGCGCACGTCGAGGTGAGCGTGACATGACCGGGCGCTCATCGGTCAAGTGGAGCTCGCACACAGCGGTCGTCGCCGAGCGCGCACGCCAGGGTGCGCACCGGGGCATGGACGAGGCGACCAAGCAACTGCTGGAGATGAGCAACGACCTCGTACCGGTCGACACCGGGGCGCTGCGCGACTCGGGCGTCGCATCGGTGCAGGCCGAGCTGACGGTCGTGCACGGCCAAGTCGCCTATGGCACAACGCAATACACCGACATTGAGGCTATCGAGCAGCACGAGCGGCTCGATTTCGGGCACGCGGTCGGTCAGGCAAAGTTTCTGGAGCAGCCGTTTTTCGCCAACGCCGACACGCTGCGCGACACGATGGCCAAGGGCATCGCTGAGGCGTTCGGCGGCGCGGAATGACGCGGCCGAGGGTTGGCGGCGCGTGGGCTGGCATCCTCGACGCGGTCGAGCTCGTCGAGGACGAGCTGACCGATGCGCTCGCTGACATCATCGCGGCACTGTTCACTCCCGACGTCGCGGTCAGGAGCAAGGCTCTCGACGATCAACCCGACTACGGCGTCGCGATCTCGCTCTCGCTCTACACCGACAACGCGGCGACCGGTCTGCGGCGCTATGGCGTGCAGTTCCGCACGCGCGGCGGGCAGGACGCGCGCGACGTCGACGACATGGCCGAGGCGATACACCAAGCGCTGCACGGCTCCTCGCGGATACCGGCAGGCAACTCGGTCATCGCGCATTGCTGGCGCGTCTCGACGGTCTCCCTCGGGCGCGACGACTCGCGGCGCTGGCAGCGCAGCGACAACTACCTCATCGACGTCTCGACCAACGGCAGCGAATGGATCGAGACGTGAGGACCCCCAACCGAAAGGACGCACGGACATGACAGCACCGGCAGCGGCTCCGACCCCGCAGCTCGCCAAGAAATGGATCATCGCGGTACGCACCGCAGGCGGGCAGGCAGCCGACCCGTACACCAAGGTCAAGGCACTGACGCAGGTGCAGATGACCATCAACTACACGCAGCAGGATCAAACGACCTATGACGACGGCATGTGGAGCGGCGGTCAGTTCGTCACTCAGCTCGCGTGGGAGGTCACCGGCACGGCGATGCGCAAGCTCTACGCAGGCACCGAGGACCCCGGTCAGCAGATGATCCGTGAGGCGGCGATCCCGGTCGGCGAGGCGCAGCCGACGCAGCTGGAGGTGCAGATTTACGACCGGTTCGGCGGCGTCGAGGCGTACTCCGGCACGGTCACGTGCCAGTGGGCACCGCAGGGTGGCTCGCCGACCGATCTGGAGACTGCGCAGTTCACGCTCTCGGGCGTCGGTGCGCGGGTCACCATCACCAACCCCGAGCCGCCAACCCCTTAGAAGCCAATGACGTAACGGCCGGTACCCCCGGTCATTGGCTCCCAACGGGTGCAGCAACACCGGACGCAGTCGCGGGCAAGGCGATCACGCCGAGCGTCCCTGCGGCATGGACGACTGGCCAGTACGTGCCGACGACCTCGGCCGCTCCGGCCGATCAGATTTCATGGGACGGCTCGGCATGGGTCAACGGTCCGGCAGTATGACGGGGTCCTGACTTATGCCACGACTCAAGCCAATACAGACAGTGCCGGACGAGCCGCTAGAGCTGCCGCTCATGACCTCGGATGGCACGTTCCACATTTACCGGGTGCAGCCTGCCTCGGGCGAGGCTTGGTTCCGATTCTCGGCGCTGGGGCAGGCATTCGAGGACTCGTTCGCCGGGCGCGCGATCGCACCGGAGGACGCCAAGGCAATCGACGGCATCTCCTCGATGGGAGTGACGGGCGTACATCAAGCGACCCTCGGCGCGGACGTGCTGCAGGCGATGCTCGACGACGGGGTCTCCTCGGCCGACATTCGGCGGGCGCACACGACTGCGCTCGTCTGGCATGTGAGTGGAGGTGACGTCTCGCGGGCCGAGGCAGCATGGGAGAAGGGGGAAACGACGCCGGACTCGACATCGACCAGTACGGGTCCGGCGACTATGACCCCGAGACGCAAACGTTCGAGTTCTACGACATCCCGGCAGAAGTCCTCGCCAAGCTCACAGGCCCGGTCGGCATGACATTCCTGCCGTGGCACCGCATCTGGGCGCACCTCGACGAGATCGAGGCCGATCTGCATTCCGAGTTCGGCGTCGATCTCTCCTCGGGCATCCTGCGGCAGCGCACGGCTCGCTGGCTGCGCGTGCACGTCGAGCAGCTGCTGACCATCGACTCGCGGCTGCGGCGGGCGCTGCAGCCGCCACCGCCACCGCAGCCGCAGGCGGTCGTCGAGGGGGTCGCGCAGTATGTCTGATAGTTCGCTGACCGTCGGCACTCTCACGGCCAAGATGGATCTCGACACGGCCGGTCTGACGGCTGGCTTGGCCAAGACTGACGCGAAAATGGCCGAGACGGCTGCGCATGGCGAGAGCTCGGCGAACCGCATCGGGTCGGCGTTCAAGAAGTTCGGCAGCGAGCTCGGCGAGCTGGCAATCGCCGAGTTCGCCAAGCAATCCGTCGAGGCGTTTTCCGAGGCCGAGCAGGCGACGACCAAGCTAAACGACGTTTTCGAGCGCACCCCGAAACTGGCCGACTCCAGTGCCGAGGCGATTCACTCACTCAACGAGGAGCTCTCGAAAAATAGTCGGTACACAGTCGCATCGCTCGACCAAGGCGCGGCGCAGCTGGCGCAGTTCGGGCTGACCGGCAAGCAACTCGCAGCCGATATGCCGATCCTCGTCGACTACGCGGCGCGGACCGGGCAGGACATTCCTGCGGCGGCAAGCGCTCTCGGCAAGGCGGCACTCGGGTCGACGAGGGCGCTCAAGAATATCGGCATCGACATGAAGGCCACGCACGACAGGGCCAAGGATCTCGCGACAGTATTCACCCTCGTCGGGCAGAAAACGGCCGGGTACGCGCAGAAGGATCTGACCACCGCTGCCGGTCGGATGGCCAATTTCAACAAGCAACTCGACGAGATGAAAGTGGCGCTCGGGTCGGTCCTCGTGCCGATTCTGGAGGAGGTCGCGACCCCGCTCGGGCAGATCGCGCAGGGCGCGCAGGCGGCGGCAGAGGGTTTCGCCAAGCTGCCCGGTCCGGTCCGGGATACCGCACTGGCGCTCGCGGCGGTCTACGCGGTCACCAAGGTCGGGCTATTTTCCGGGCTGACCGGCGGGCTGGCCAAGGTCAAGGACAACGTCGCGGTATTCCGGCTCATGTCGAGCTCGACTGCCTCGGCCGAGCAAGGCATCTCGCGTCTCGGGCTGGCGGCGCGGCAGGTCGGCTCCGGTCTGGCATCAATGGGTAGCAAGGTGCTCGGCATGTTCGGCGGGCCGCTCGGGCTCGCGATCGTCGGCGTTACTGCCGTCATGGCGATCTGGAGCAACGAAAACGCCAAGGCCAAGGCGCAAGTCGACGAGCACAACGCAGCCGTGCAGGATCTGACCGACTCGCTCGACAAGGTCTCGGGTGCGCTGACCGAGGCGTCGACCGAGTCGCTCAACAAGGAGCTAGAGGGCAGCTCGGACGCGTACAAAGCGATCGGCTCCTCGGTCGGCGAGGCCAGCGCGGCGATCACCGAGGGCGGCGACGAGCTCGACAAGTACCGCGAGAAGCTCCTCGGCATGTCGCTCGCGCAGGCGATCGCGACGGCCAAACAGGACGACAACTCGCGCGCGGTCAAGAGTTTGAGCGAGCGGTACGGCATCGACCTCGCGGCGGCTGCCGTCAAGGGCGGGCAGGCGCAGGCCGACGCGCTGGCCAAGCTGCGACCGTACGGGGTCGACCTCGACGCGGTCTCGGCGAATATGAACGGGTTCCGAGCCTCGGTCGAGGCGGCGCACCCCGGTCTGCAGGCGTTCGACGCTGCGGTATCGGCGGCTGACGACGCGAGCAAACAGGCGCGCACCTCGTTCCTTGACGCTGCCACCGCAGCCGAGAAGCTGGCAGGGTTCAAGGGTTCACCCGAGCAGCTCATCGCCGGACTGGACAAGGCGAGCAAGGCGGGTAAGAGCGTCGAGAGCGTCCTCGGGCAGTTCGGCATCACCGGGGCGTCGGCGACCAAGTTTATCGGGGCGATGGGTGACAAGGTCACCGAGGGCGCTGGCGGGCTGCACTATTTCTCGCAGGCAGCCGCAGATGCGAGCGAGAAGACAGCAGACGCGACGGCGGCGAACCAACTCGCGGCGGGCTCGTTCAAGCTCGTCGGCGACTCGGCTGCCGACGCGGTTCCGAACGTCAAGGGCATCTCGGATCAACTCTCGCTCGTCTCGACTGCGGCGACCGACGCCGACAACTCGACGCAGTTCCTGCAGGCCACCCTCGACCGGCTCGCCGGGCGCTCGCAGACGGCCGAGGATGCGCTGCGGCTGGAGGAGACCTCGCTCCGGGGCATCGCCAAGGCGAGCCGCGACGAGGCCGATGCCAAGGACAACGTCATCCAAGCGCAGGAGGATCTGACGGCGGCGCGCAAGCAGGGCGTCGACAAGGACCACTCGGCAACGGATAACGCGCTGGCGCTGCGCAAGGCCGAGCGCGACCTCGCCGACGCGCAGGCCGATGTCAAGGACAAGACCGATGCCAAGACCGACGCCGATCTCAAGGCGGTCCGGGCGATCGAGCAGCAGGTCTCGGCAGTTGCCGACGTCACGCTGCACCAGCGGGGGCTCGCTGCCGCGTCCGACGCGGCGGGCGCGAAAATGGCGGTACTGCGCGGCGAGTTCATCAAGAGCCAAGAGGCGGCAGGACTCTCGGCCGACGCTGCCGCCAAGCTCGCCGACAAGTACGGTCTCATTCCGGCGAACGTGCGCACCTCGATCATCGCCGAGGACGGCGCATCGCCGGACATCAACCAAGTCTCGACGCTGCTCGGTCAGCTGCCGAGGTCGGTGCAGATCGCGATCTCGGGCAGCTCGCAGTCGATCGTGCAGGCGGTCGACTCGGCGATCGGCGCGATTCAACGCATGACGCTGACACCGGGATACGGCAAGCTCAACCCGAACGTCAACGAGGCCACCGCAGGCGGCTACGCGGTCGGCGGCGAGGTCAGCGGCGGCATCCCCGGCACGGACTCGGTACCGATGCTCGGCATGCCGGGCGAGCATGTGCTGACGACGAACGACGTCGGGCTGCTCGGCGGTCAGGCGGGGGTCTACCGGTTCCGCAGAGAGCTCGCGGCCGGACGAGTCGGCAGGTACGCCAGCGGCGGCAGCGTGCCGTCAGGCGGCTCGCTGGCCGGTCTGGACGCGTACCAACCCGGCAACCGCGAGGGCAACGTCTCCAGTGCGATCGCCGACCTTGCCTCGGCGGTCAGCGATTTCGCGCAGGCTGCGGCCGACGCGCGCTCGACGTCGGCCGACGCGGCGACGGCGGCGCGGCAGGCCAAGAGCGACCAAGCCTCGACGCGCGGCGATCAAGCGAGCAAGGTCGCCGACGTACGGGCGAGCAACGCGGCGAGGCTGACCTCGGCCGAGCAGGCGCTGACGGCGGCGCGCAACAAGAGTCACAAGAGCGCGGCCGAGGCGGCGTCGCGCAACGCGGCGATCACCAAGGCCGAGGAAAAGCTGACGGCGACCCGCACGGCCAACGCGCAGGCACTGGCCAAGGCGACCACCGCGCAGCAGAAGGCCAATGCGGCGGCGGCGGCGCACGCGGCGGCGGCGCAGCGCACCGCGACTGCGGACGCGCGGGCTGCGGCGGTCGCGACGTCGCGTGCTGCGGCCGAGGCGCGGGTGCAGCGCGCCGAGGCGGGCATGCGCTCCGAGCTCGTCACCCTCGGCAGGCAGTACGACGCGAACGAGACCAAGCTCGGCACGCTGACCGACAAGCTCGCCGACCTGCAGAGCAAGGCTGCCGACGTCACGAGCTCGATTCAAGGCAACGTGACCGGCATCGGTGGCGGCATCCTCGGGTCGGACTCGTTCACCGGCAGCGCGACCACCGCAGGGGACATCATCACATCGCTGCAGCAAAATGCAGCCACCGCTAAAGGTTTCGACGCGAACATCGCGAAACTCGTCTCGCTCGGGCTCAACCCGGCAGCGGCCGAGCAGGTCGCCAACGCCGACCCGACGGGGCGCGGCGGCGTCGTCGCGCAGGCGCTCGCCGGAGCCACCAAGGCGCAGGTCGCGCAGATCAACGCGCTACTCGCGCAGCAAGCCTCGATCGGTGCGACGACCGGTAAGCGGATCGCCGGAGCCGAGTACGGGGCGCAGATCTCGGCGACCAACCTGCAGATCTCGGCGACCAACCTGCAGCTGCGCGTCGAGGCTGCCGAGGCTGCCAAGATCGGCAACACGATCGCGGCGGCGACCCGAGCGGCGATGACCGGGCAGCGCGTCACGATCGCGATCGGCAACGCGCAACTGCAGGCGGTCGTCAAGAGCGTCGTCGCGGCCGAGTCGTCGGCTGCGGTCCGGCAGGCGGCAGGCTACCGATGAACATCGTCGCGACCCCCGACCCGCTGGCCACTCCTCCGACCGTCCGGCTCGACGTCTCGGCGATCCTCGCCGGGGCGGTCACCACGACGATCTCGCGCAGCGCGGCCGGACTCACCCCGGCAGCGGTGCGCGGCGCAATGAAAGTACCGGTGCAGGGCACCATTACTGGGGTCGTCGATTACGAGGCACCGTTCGGGGTCTCGACGGTCTACACCGTGACGGCGTACGACAGTAACGGGGCATCGCTTGGCACCGCGCAGGTTTCGACGCTGCTGGACGTCGACGTCATGTGGATCTCCGACCCGCTGGCACCGGTCGTCTCGGCTCCGGTGCGCGGCGTCAAGTCACCCGAGTCGTTCGGGACACTGACCTACGCGCTCACGACGGCGGTCACACCGACCGAGGGGCAAGAGCTGCCGGTCGGGCTATCTGGCGTAAGACAGGCAGCCTCGTCGGTACCGCTGACGATCATCTGCGAAACGCAGGCCGAGGCCGGACCGATCCGCGAGGTGCTGCGCTACGCGGCACCTTTCCTGCTGCGCACCCCTATCCGCTGGCAGGTGCCGCTGCCTGCGCTGGCCTACTGCCTCGCGGCGCAGATCACCGAGACATTGTTCGGCGGTCTGTACGGGCGCACGCATCTCTCGACGTCGTTCGATCTCGTGCAGGCACCGGGGCAGACGCAGGCGATCCTGCCGCGCACGTACGCGACGCTGCTGACCGAGGCGAGCACGTACGGCGACCTGACGACGCAGCACTCGACGTATCTCGGCGTGCTGCTCGGCGGCGCATGATGCAGGCGGTCTCGACCAATTTTCTAAACGCGCTCCTCGGCTCACACCAACCGATCGCGCGGGTCGACGCGTGGCGCGACGGGCAGCTGCTCTCACCCGACCCCGGTCTGCCGATCTCCGACGGCAGCGTGACGATCACGGCGGGGCAGGCGATCCGCACCGCACTCGCGGCGACGGTCGCCGACCCCGACGGCGTGTGGATACCGCAAGCCGACGGGGCGCTCTCACCGTACGGCTCCGAGCTGCACGTCTCCCTCGGCGTGCAGGCGGGCACCCTCGTCGAGCTCGTCTCGATGTGCTGGTCGCCGATCACGGTCTCGACGACGTCCGAGCGCTGGCAGACGTATCACAAGCCGACCGGCGGCATGGCGCTCGTCTCGCGCGGTCAGGCGACGCAGGTGACCGGCACCGACCGGGCGCAGATCATCGCGGCGGCGCGGTTCATGGCGCGCACGCAGCCGGTCGCTGCGACGGTCCTCGTCGAGATCGGGCAGCTCCTGCAGGGCGTCGTGCCGTGGCACGCTCCGGCCGGTCTCGCCGACGTCGCGATCCCGAGCGGCATCACCTACGACGACGACCGGCTCAAGGCGGTCGGCGACCTCGCAGCGGTGCTCAACTGCGACGTCATCCTCGACTCCTCCGGCACCGCAACGCTCATCACGCGCGGTGAGACCGACACCGGCGGGCAGGGTGGCGCGGCGGGGCAGTCGGTCTGGACGATCCCGGTACGCGGCGGCGCGGTCGTCACGTTCGATCGCGAGCTCAACGCCGACGCGACGTACAACGGCGTCATCGTGCGCGGCACCGCTTTCAACGGGGCGACCCTCGTCGGTCAGGCGGTCATCACCGAGGGACCGCTCGCGTGGAATGGTCCGTTTGGGCAGGTGCCGTATTTCGTGACGAGCGCGACCTACGGCACGCAGGCGCAGGTCGACTCGGCAGCCAAGGACGAGCTCGCGCGGCTCATCGTGCAGCGCTCGCAGATCGTCGTCATTTCGTGCGTGTCCAATCCTGCGCTGGAGATCGGCGACACGGTCACGATTCCGGCACCGCACGGCAACGTCGACGGCGTCATCGTCGCGGCGCAATGGCCACTCACCCCGGCACCGATGCAGCTCTCGGTATCGGTCAATGCCGACGAGCTGGAGGGGGTCTCGTAATGGCCGGGATGACCCTGCAGCAGCTGCGCGAGATCGACCGGCAGCGCGACCTCGCGTCACCCCCGACGCTCGACGCGGGCGTCGTCGTGGGCACGCTCTCGGCGCAGCAGACGATCGCGGTCAACTGCTCCGGCTCGACCGAGATCTGCCTCGTGCCGGTCGACCTCGCACCGGTCCTCGGCGACCTCGTCGTCGTCGGGCACGTCAACGGCAAGCCGATCGTGCTCGGCAGGCTGACCGGCACGGCGAGCACCCCGACCCCGCCACCGACGCGGCCGACGATCGGCGTGCAGTCGTTCCCTGCGATCGACGCGGCGACCTACGCGGGCACGAGCTGGCGCACCGACACGGCGACGCTCGTGCAGGGCACCCCGCCGAGCGGCGTGCCGAACACGGGCGCTTGGTTCTACGGCGTCACCCCTCGCTCTGCGCTGGCGGGCGCGACGGTCACGCAGGCGCGGGTACGGCTGCGCAGGCGCAGCGGCGGCTCGACGGCGACGCAGACGGTCAATGTCTATCCGCACTCGTCGGACACGCGGCCGAGCGGCAACGTGACGCGGGTCGGCGGCGATGGACCGGCGAGCCTCGGGCTGCAGATCGGGCTCGCGGCGTGGGTCACGCTGCCGACCGCGTGGGGGCAGCACCTGCTCGACGTCGGCGGCGGGCTCTACATCGCAGGCGGCGATTTCCTCGTCGTCGACGGGCGCGACGTCGACCCGCAGAGCGGGCTGCTGGAGCTGACGTGGTCACGATGAGAAGGAGTGCAGGACATGGCAACTAGCAAGACAGGGCTCGTCGTACCTGACATCGGGGCACCCCCGAACGTGCCGAGCGACATGCTCTCGCTCGCCAACCAACTCGACAACGTCATCGTTCCGGCATTCGCCACGACGGCGGCGCGTGACGCGGCAGTGACGGCGGGCGCGACGTTCGGCATGTGTTTCGTCGCGGGCGTGCCGTACCGGCTGCGCGCGGGCGTATGGGTGCAGCTGACCGACGCGACCGACGTCGCGGCGATCCCCAAGGCGCTCAACTATGCGGCACCTGCGCTCCCTACAGTGAACATCGGCTCCGGCGGCGGCACCCTGGGGATCGGCTCGGGCTGCCCGATCACCGCGCAGCCATATCAACGGCTCGTGCGGATTTCGCTCGACGTCGTGCTCGCAACCGCGACGACGTTCTGCTCGTTCACGCTGCTATGGAATGGCGGCTCGATCGGCAACGGTACGCGCGGCGTCACCCCTTACCAGGGAATCCATCTGGAGGCGTTCGTCGCTCTGGCTGCCAACGCATCGGGCACCGCCAGCGCGACGATCAGCTGCGGCGTGGCGGCGGGGCTCTACGGTGCGCCGCTCGGGCAGCTCATCGCGCAGACGTGGCCGATGTGAAAACTCCCACCAACGAAAGGATCTCGTCATGAGTTATTGGGACATCGCAAGTATGGCGCGCGATCTCGACCTGCAGAGCCGTATCTACGCATGCGTGGCGCAGGAGACCGGCTCGCAGGATCGCACCGTCGATTTCCTCGTCATCTGCGGCGCGCCAGGCTGGGCCGAGGCGTGGGCCAGTGCGCTCGCATCCGACGACCCGCTGCCGGGCAAGGACCCCGCAGTCATCACCGACGGCATGATCCTTTCGTCGGTGCAGGCGTGGCTCTCCAGCGAGGCCGAGGGCGACGAGGTGCAGGCATGAGCGCGAGCACGAGCTACCCCGAGCAGGTCAAGCTGCTCCGGTCGTGGGGGTTCACCGTCAAGGAGCAGCCGGGCTGCTACGGGCGCAGCAACGGCACGAGCTGGCACGGCGGCGACCGTGCCGGGCAGGTGAATCACCATTACGTCTGCCCGCTGGCACCCCCCGCCAACCCGCAGCCGTTCGTCGACTCGCTCACCAACGGCAAGACGGTCAACTGGGTCATCGACGCGGCTGGAGTGATCTACCTGTGCGGTACCGGGCCGATGAATCACGCGGGCAAGGGTGACTCGTCGGTGCTGGCGCGGATCAAGGCGGGGCAGGCTCCGACCGGCTGGCACCCGCCAAAGAATGACTACACCGGCAACCAAGATCTCGACGGCGTCGAGCTGCTGCATCCGGGCGACTCCTCGCCGTACCCCGACGCGATGATCGACGCGACGGTCGCGCTCAACGCGTCGCGCTGCATCGTCCTCGGGCAGTCGCCAAACACGAGCATCATGCACGGCGAGCACACCAACCGAAAGATCGACATGAGTTGGCTCGGCGGTCCGGGTGGTCCGGGTGGCGTCGAGCTGCGCAAGCGAGTCGCTGCACGTGTGAGCGGCGGCGGCAGTAGTGGCACGACCCCAGTACCACCAACCCAAGGAGAGGAAGACATGACGCCATACACCGAGGCGCAGATGAAGTCGTTCGCCGAGGCGGGCGCACGCTCGTTCGCGGCAACGCAGGAGTTCCGAGACCGCGTGATGCAGGCGTGCAACGAGTCGCTCTCGCGCAACGCGAGCACCGCCACCGCGCAGGCGAAAGCAGGCTCGACGCAGTTCGGTGCAACGCAGGAGTTCAAGGACCGCGTCATGGTCGCGTGTCAGGAGGCACTCAAGCGCGCGGGTATCGGCTGACGTGGCCAACGGGGGGCGGCACCGCGCAGCCGAGTCCAACCAACGCACGCAGCGGGTGCTCGGGCTGGCCGGTCTGTTCATGCTCGGCGCGGTCGGCGTGCTCGCGGTCTGCGGCATCATCGTCGTCGTCGTCAAGCCGACGCAAAATGCCGAGGCAGCCGACGCGCTCACTGCGCTCTCGACGGTCGCTGCGGCGACCGTCGGCGCAGTGTCCGGCTGGCTGGCTCGCGGGCATCTCATCGCCGAGGTACCTGACGCACCGATCGCGGCACCCGCACCCCCGTACCCGCACCCGAGCGACGACCCGCAAGAGATTCACCCCACCACCAACGAGAGGACGAGAGAGCCATGAGTGACGACATGCAGATACGCGAGCCGGAGGAGCCTGCCGAGCCTGCGACCCCCGACCTACCGGCACCCGAGGTCGAGGTCGCCGAGGAGGTGCTCGCACCGTACGACGACGACGAGGGCGGCAGCGACGACGACCCGCGCACCCCCGACCCTGCCTGACTTATGCCAGCAACGGCCGACCCCGACCGTCGAGACTGCCCGGCATCGTTCCGGCTCGACGGCGAGACGTTCCGGTGCGCGCTGCCGGACGTGCACAACTATCTCGACGCGTCCGATCATGAGTGCCGCGTCTACTGGACCAACGAGCTCGCCGACCGGCGGCACCGGCCGCACCTATCCGCGACATGACCGGGGCTGACCCTCGTTGAGAGCTCGGACGTACCCGCAAGCACCCCCGGACGACCCCCGCAAGCTATGACGTGCGGGGGTCGTGCAATTTTCCGCCAAGATCAGACTTGACGCTCTGACCTGCGGCGATTCTGTCGGGATGACAGGATTTGAATCTATCATCGACCCTGTTTGCCATACCTGCCGACCTGCGCATATAGTGCTCTGACCTGCACAAACATAGTAAAGAGATGCCGGAACCTACCCCGGACCTACTCGTTACTTTCCAATCTATGACGTGCATAGAACGTGCAGACTCAACCAACCAAGGGAGTCGGATCATGGCATCAAGGGAGTCGTTCGGCAGCATCGTCAAGATGCGCTCGACCCGCTGGCAGGCGAGTTTCATGCTCGACGGGCGTCGGCAGTATGCGCCCGTCACGTTCGCGCAGAAGGGCGAGGCGCGGGCGTGGCTGCAGAGTGCCTCGGGCAAGATCGCGCGCAACGAGCCGCTCACACCGGAGCCGGAGGAGGTCAGCGAGCACGCGACGCTCGCCGAGGTCGCCGACGAGTTCCTGACCGTGCGCAAGCTCAAGGACTCGACGCGGCGGCTCTACCGCAGTCAGCTCGACCGGCTCATCCTGCCGACGCTCGGCGCGATCCCGGTCGACGAGCTCGATCGGCGCACGGTCAAGCGCTGGCACCGGGCGATGCCCGAGGCGACGGCGACGCAGCGCGCGCACTGTTACTCGCTGCTCAAGTCGATCATGGCGTGGGCGATCGCCGAGGAGGACTACGGCGTCGCGTCCAACCCATGCACGACGCGGGGCGCGGGGCAGTCACCCGAGCGCGCCAAGCCGCAGCAGCTCGTCACGCTGGAGATGATCCAATCGACGGACATTCTGGCCAAGCTGACGATCGGACTGCCGGACCGACCCCGCGACGCTGACGGGCATTGGGTCGGTCGTTCGGCCGACGAGGTCGGTCTGCCCGAGCGCCTCGCGTTGATGCCTCTCCTTGGCATCTGGACCGGTCTGCGGTACGGCGAGGCGACCGAGCTGCGACGCAAGGACATCGACCTCAAGGCGGGCGTGATCCATGTCAGCCGGGGCGTCGTGTGGGTCCGTGGGACCGGCGGCAAGCCGGGCGAGTTCGTCGTCGGCACCCCCAAGAGCAAGGCGGGCGTGCGTGACGTCATGATCCCTGCGCAGCTGCGACCGGCACTCGTCGAGCACCTCGGCAACTATTTCGGCGGCGAGGACGCGCTGCTATTCCCGAGCGCGTCCGACCCTGCGCGGCACCTGCAGCAGGCGACGTTCAACAAGCAATGGCGCAGAGTCGCGGCGGCTGCCGGACTGCCCGGACTCTCGTACCACGACCTGCGGCACTCGCACCTCACGATGTACGGCAGGCTGCCGGGCGTGACGCTGGCCGAGCTGGAGCGGCAGGCCGGTCATACCCCCGGCAGCGGGGCGTCGACGATCTACCAGCACACGACCGACGACCATCAAGCGGCAGTCGGGCGCAGCTTATCGGCGGTCAAGGTGTCCGGTATCCCGGACAACGTCTCGGCGAACGGGTGAATTAAGAGAGCTCTCTAGGGCACGTCGAAAGGAGGTGAGACCTACCCCGTACCTACCCCGCGCCACACCCTTACAAAGTTAACAAGGCGACCCCCGAGCGTATTGCTCGGGGGTCGTTTCGCATTGTCACGACACGCACTCAGCGCTAATCTACGGGTCCAATTCCTAGACATCCCCCGGACGTCACCCCGAATAGGGTGCGACCTGCCGGGTAGTTCACCCATGCCTGACACGAGGGAAGGACCCCACGCATGCCTCGACGCATGACTACGCAGGCGCAACCCGAGCAGGTCATCGAGGAGCGTCGGTGGCTCTCGCTCGCCGAGGGCGCGATCTACACAGGATTTAGCGAGAAGACGTTGCGCAAGTGGATCTCTGACGGTCGGCTCAAGGCGTGGCGGGCGTGGCATAACGGCGACATTCGGCTCCTGCGCACCGACCTCGATGCGCTCTTTCAATAGCGGTCGGCTGACAAGTCGTTAGTCATTTCCGACGTCGTGCTAGTCATTTCCGACGTGGTGCTAGTCAATTCCGAGTCGGGCTAGTCATTTCATTCGGCCATTCGTTCAAGGGGACAACTATGCCGACCATTACTCGCCGTAATTTCGGCCGAGGCCATGCCTACTACATCGACGGTAATAAGGTGCCGGGCGTTACTACAATTCTCGGCGCGACGATGCCCAAGCCTGCGCTCGTCGGCTGGGCGGCGAACACGACAGCCGGGTACGCGGTCGATCATTGGGACGAGCTCGCGCAGCTGCCGCTATCCAAGCGGCTCGACCGGCTGCAGCGGTCCCGGTACGAGGATCTCGACGCTGCCAGCGGGCGTGGCACCGAGGTACACATGCTCGCCGAGAAGCACATGGCCGGGCACGAGGTGCTCGTGCCGGACGAGCTAGAGGGGCATTTCCGCAGTTACGAGCAGTTCCTCGCCGACTGGCACCCCGAGCCGGTCGCGATCGAGGCGGTCGTCGCGCACCGCACGCTCGGCTACTGCGGCACCGGCGACGTCATCGCCGACCTCGCCGACGGGCATCGTTGGTTCCTCGACTACAAGACAAGCCGGTCCGGCATTTTCCCCGAGACTGCGCTGCAGCTCGCGGCGTACCGGCGGGCCGAGTCCTACGTCGGGCAGGACGGCGAGGAGCACGACCTCGCCGAGCTCGGCATCGAGCGAGCCGGGGCGCTGCACCTGCGCGCGGACGGCTACTCGCTGCAGCCGGTCGAGGATAGCGAGCGCGTGTGGGACTACTTCCGGCACCTGTGCTGGCTCTACCGGCGGGCCGAGCAGCTGCAGGAGTGGATCGGCTCCGACCTCGCACCGGTACGGGTCGCGTCATGAGCACGAGCCGGGCGCTGCAGTACCTGCGGCACGAGGTCACGCGGGAGCGGCACGAGGTCGAGCGGGTCATCGAGGACCCGCTGCAGCGGGCGCGGGCGCTGGACATGCTGCAGTTTTTCGACCGGCGGCTCGACGCGGCGGTGCTGATCGACCGGCAGGATCGGCAGGAGGCGCAGGCATGACCGGCACCGAGATCGAGCTCGTGCAGACCGGACCGAGCGCAATCGAGGCGTGGGTCGACGATTTCACGCGGCTCGCCGAGGTCAGTGGGGCGCTCTCGCGCACGGCGTTCATCCCGGTATCGCTGCGCGTGTTCCGAGACGAGGCGCGCAGATCGGCCAACTACCGACCGCACGACTACGACGCAGAGGCGACTGCTGCGCAGGTCACCGCAGCCATTCTGACGGGGCAGGAGCTCGGGCTCGACCGGATAGCCTCGCTGCGCTCGATCGACATCGTGCAGGGCACGCCAGCGCTGCGGGCGATCGCACTGCGCGCGATCCTGCAGGCGCACGGTCACGAGATATGGGTCGAGGAGGCGACGAACAACCGCGCGACGGTCGCCGGTCAGCGCAAGGGTTCCGAGCACGTGCAGCGAGTCACCTGGACGCTCGACGACGCAAGGGCGCGCGGGCTCGCGGGTAAGTCCAACTGGCGCAGCCAACCTCGGAACATGCTCATTGCGCGGGCTACCTCCGAGGTCGCTCGGCTCGTCGCGGCCGACGCGCTGCTCGGCGTTCCCTACACCGCCGAGGAGCTGGAGGACGCCGACGGCGTCGAGGTGCTCGACGCACCCCCGGCAGCCGGTCCTCGGCGAGCGCGGCGGGCGACGCAGCCTCGGCAGGTGCTGGCCAATCGTCCCCCGGTCGCCGAGCAGCCTGCCGCACCCGAGGACGAGCCACCGCTCGACGAGGCACCGGCCGAGCCGGTCGTCGTCGACGAGGCACCCGAGGCCGAGCCGGACGAGGTCGAGCAGGCGGCGGTGCAGGAGCACGCGACGCAGGCGCAGCTGCGGATGATGCACGCGTTGCTCTCGGACGCGAACATCATCGAGCGCGACGACCGGCTCTCGTTCGTCTCGCTGACCATCGAGCGCGAGATCGCGTCCTCGTCCGACCTGACGATCGCCGAGGCGTCGACGGTCATCGACAAGCTGCGCTCACTCCCCCCGGTCGAGCCGTGACGCGGCATTACCCGACGGTCGTCAACCTCGTCACCTGCGCGCGCTGCGGCTCGCTCATCGCAGCGCACCGCGACGACCGGGGGCGTTGGGTCGGCTGCCCGGACGGCGACCTCGTCGAGCCTCGGCCGTGTGCCTATCAAGGGTGCGACGCGGTCGAGATCGTCGACGTCTCGCTCTGGCTCTGCGCCGAGCATGTCACCTCGAAAACACTGGGCAGGGCATGGAAACCGCACCGATGAGCTTTACCGATTGGTTCATGACGTGGCCGGTCATTGTCGTCGCGATCCTCGTCGTCTGCGCGGCGCGCATCGCAGTCGAGATCGCCGACAAGCGGCACCGAGAGAAGGACCGATGACGGTCAGGTTCACCGAACACCCCGATCACCTGCAGGTCGTTTGTGACGGCTGCCGGTCGGCGTTCATCTATGCCAAGGCGCAGACGCCAGACGATGCGCTGCAGTACATCTCGGCGCGGCGCTGGTCGGTCGTCGTCATGGGCAGCGGCGACGTCGTCACGATCTGCCCGGTCTGCACACACCACCGAAAGGATCACCCGCATGGCAGCTCGGCACCCTGACCTACTGCGCAGCATGCGCCGCACCGACCGGCAGCGGCAGCGCAGGCGCGACGCAGTCACCGCAGCGATACGCGTTGCGGCGCAAGGACCAACCCAACCCGAGAAGGAGACAGCAGAATGATGCTCACCCCCGGCAACCATCGAGCGCGGCTCGTGTGTCCCGAGTGCGGCACCGAGGTCACGATGCCGATCGCGGCGTCGACGCGGCTCGTCGTCGACCCCGGTAAGAGTCAGCTATCGCTGCGCGTGAAAGCGCAAGCGGTAGAGCATATCTGCGGCTCGCCGATCATCACCGAGCCGCTATTCCCCGTGAACGAGGACGGCACGGTCGTCGACGCCGACGTCGTCGACGCAGTCACCGGGCAGATCGAGAGCTGACGTAAGTCAGCAGTCAAGCGAAAGGGGACACGTCATGACTGCAGCACTGTTTGAGGAGCCGGGCGAGCAGCAACCGAGCAAGCGCACGAAAGCGGTCAAGCGAGCCAAGCCCGACCCGCGAGACTTCCGGCGAATACGCGTCGGCGACCTCGTCATCGACGAGCGCAAGCAACGAGAGATCGACCCCGAGAAAGTCGCCAAGATCGCCAACGAGTGGAATTGGGCGCGATTCGAGGCGCTGACCGTATGTGCGCGCACCGATGCAGGTTTCGACGTCGTCGAGGGGCAGCATCGAGCCTCGGCCGCGCGGGTCTGCGGCGATCTCGACCTGCTCGTGCCCTGCATGATTCTGGAGGCCACCACCACCGACAAGCAACAATCGCAGATCGCTCTCGACATCGTCCAAGGGCGGCGCGGGCACTCGGCATTCGAGCAGTGGCGGCTGCGCTACAACGCAGGGCAGCCGCACGAGATATACGCGACGGCGATCCTCGAAAAACATGCGATGCGCGTCGGCAAGTCAACCTCGGCGATGACGATCGGCGCGGTCCAGACGGTCAAGCGCATCGTGCACGGCGGGCATTTTTCACCCGAGTACGGGGCAGACATCCTCGACCGAGTCCTCGGGATCATCGGGGCGGCGTTCCCTACACATGACCACGAGAGCAACGTATCTCGATGGGATCGGTACCTACTGCTCGCGGTCTCGCAGGCGGTCGTGCGCTGGCCGGATCTCGACGATCGGCGGCTCTCAATGTCGCTGCGCGTGCGACCTGCTGGGCAATGGACTGCGATGACCCGAGGAGTGAAACCCGCACCCGAGGCGGCGATCCTGTCGAGCCTGACCAGTGAATACAACCGCAATCGACGCAAGGGCAGACTCTCATGACCGATCAACCGATGCGCGACCTCACCAAGAGCGAGTATCGCGCGCTCTATGACGCGATCAAGGCCGACGGCGTGCAGATTCCGATCGCAACACGGGCCGACGGCACCATCATCGACGGACACAACCGCAAGCGCATCACCGAGGAGCTCGGGATCGACTGCCCGACAATGATTATCGACGTCAGCGACGACACTGCGCGGCGGCTCGCTGAGGTGCTCAATGCGGCGCGGCGGCAACTCACAAGGCAGGAGATGAAAGAGCACATGCGACACCTTGCGGACGAAGGCTTGACGGATCACGCGATCGCCGATCTAACGGGCGTCCCACGGCGAACCGTGTCTCGCACCCTCTCACCATCAGTTGGGCCAATTGGCCCAACTGAACGAGAGCTCGGCAAGATACGCAAGCCGACGGCGACCGAGCGAGACCGTATCCGCGCATTCTGTCTAGAGCAGTGGCGCAAGGGCTATCGGACCGAAACAATCCGCGACGCACTTGGTTTCGGCTCGATCAGCACGATCCGCACATACCTCGGCAGCGAGGCGAGCGGCTCACGGCGATACAAGGAGCCAGCCGAGCCGCTGCAGCCGTACGACTGGCGCGACTCGCGGCGACTGCCACCGCGTAACATGCCGAGCCGGTCGCATCACAAGGACGTCGACACCAATCTGCGGATCGACCCCCCGACCCCGTACAAGGTCTCGACGACGCTGCAGCTGCTGACGGCGATCCTGCAGGAGCTGCGCAATGACAACGCCGAGAATCGTTTCGCGAACGATGTAGGCGACGCACTGGCTGCGGCCGATCAGGATTGGCTCATTCGGGCGCAGCAGATCGTCGGCGACGTGCATGCATATCTGCGGCGACTCGACGGCGTCCTCGTCGACAAGGGGCAGCGCGAGCGCGCGATCTACGACATGACGCAGCGCGACGACATGGCTGCGGTGCTCCGACTCGTGCAGCCGACCGGCTAACTGTGCGCGAGCCGGAGCTCGTGCCTGACGAGGTGCTCGTGCGGCTCGATGAGCTCTGCATCGTGCACGGCTGCCTCAACCTGCGCACCGGGCGAAACCTGTGCCGGGCGCACGAGTTCGGCGACGAGCCGCGTGAGCTGCACCGCTGCCCGGCATGCACCCCAGGATGGAAGGAATACAAACGATGACCGACGATGCACCCCCCGCCAACTGGCACATGGACGAGGCCGAGGCGCTGCTGCGCAAGCTCAACGAGGAGACGCTGCCGACCTCGCACGCCGAGGTGCTCGCGCTAGTCGCGGTCGCGCACGCGGCGCTCGGGATCGCTGCACTCATCGAGAGCATGCTGCCATGACCGGCGATCCGTGGCAGGTCGAGGCGCGCGTCCTCGGTCGGCTGGCCAACACCAACCGCGAGCGGTTGTTCCACATCATCGAGGCGGCGTCATTCCAAGCGTCGAGCTACTCGGCGAGCGCAGCTAACGCGGTCATCGCGGCGGGCTGGAGACCTCCGGCCGAGCCGGTCACCACGGTCGCCGAGCTCGTTGCGCTGCCGCCACTCTCGGTCATCGTGACGACGGACGGCAAGGCGTGGCAGGCGGGCACCCTCGATGGATACGAGGCCGAGACTGACTCGCTGACTTACGTCAGGATCTGGCATCCGGCGGGCATGGACATCTGGAGCTACTCGACCGAGCCGGGCATGCTGCCTGCGCTCGTCATCTGGCGGCCGTGACGTCATGCCTGACTATGTGCGACGGTCGGTCATCGAGGCGCAGGAGCGCGAGCAGACGCGGCTCGACTACGCGGCGTGGGTCGACGAGGCGCTGCGACGCGGCTGCCGGTACTGCCACGCCGACGTAGGGCAGCCGTGCACGAACAAACTCACCGGCCGGGCACTGGAGCACTACGCGCACCCCCAACGGCTCACGGACGCGATCTAGTTGGGTGCGGGCAACGTGACGGCGGCGTTGGTCTACTGGTCGGATCTCGACGACCAGCCGATGCGACTGCTCGTGCACATGGCGGTCGTGGCGCTCGACGAGCCGAGGCACGGCAGCGAGGCGCGGCGGTATTTCGGCGGGCGTCGAGCGATGGCCGAGGCGTTGTTCGGACCGCTGCCGAGCGACGAGGCGACGGATACCTACTCGGTGCAGCGGCTCGCAGCGGTCTACCGGCGGACGACTCGGATCGTCGCGCAGTTGATCAAGGTCGGGGCGATCAAGGTCGCTCGACGCGAGGGTCGCGGCCGGTCGCGTGAGTACGCGCTCCTACTCGATCGCGATACCGGTAATGGGTGGCAGTGAGTGCCACCCAATCGGGATCGCATTGGGTGGCAGTGAGTGACCTATTGGGTGGCAGTGAGTGACCTATTGGAGGACAACGCCAACTCTGCGACCTGCGAAAACGCAAAGTGCAGGAGTAGAGGAACAGAGGACTACCAACTACTTAACCCCCCTACTACTAGAAAGATAGTATTTCGATGCGAAACGTAACGCGCTCGCGCGCGGTGCGCTGCTCATGATCGAGCGCGTATTCGTGGCCGGTATTCCTGCACCGCAGGGCTCGACCAAGGCATTCGTCGACAAGGCGGGCAAGGCGCACGTCACCTCGGACAACCCGAGGATGCGACCGTGGCGCGAGCTCGTCTCGGCGATCGTCCGCTCGCACGTCGGGCCGGACGTCGCGATCCCGACCGGCCCGGTCGTCGTATTCGCCGAGTTCGTCATGCCGAGGCGCGCGGCCGACATGACACTGCGCATCGAGGAGTGGTCACCTGCGCACGTGGTCAAGCCTGACCTCGACAAGCTCGGGCGCGCGCTGCTCGACTCACTGACCGGCATCGTCTACCGCGACGACGCGCAGGTCGTCCGGCTCGTCTCGGCCAAGCGGTACGCGGCGCTGCGGCTCGACGGCACGCTAGAGCAGCCGGGCATGCATCTCGGCTGGCTCGCTCTGCCGCAGGAGCCTCGTCCTGCCGCGCAGCGGCGTCGTGGGCGCGCTGGCAGTGCCTCGCCGGTATGACGACACCCCCGAAACGCTTACAGACGCTCTCAGGGCGTTTCGTCGACGTCGGGGCGCTGGCGGCGGATCTGCGATAGTCGCGTCGAGCTCACCCCGGCAATGGCGCGAACGTCACCCGAACGGACTCCGGCATTGAGCGCAGCGCGGATTAGTTCATCGCGCACTATCAATGCTCGGTCGGCGGCTACGCGAGCGCTCTCACATGCGAGAACGGCATCGCGCAGGGCCAGCTGCGCGGCGATGCGACGGTCAAGATCGTCCCCCTCCTGGCTCATCTGCTCCAGCGTATGCGTGCCGAATTGACAGTGCGGTTGCGCCGAACAGGTAGCGCACTGTACTCAGCCGCTTGCACTCGGTACGTTTACCTCGACGTAACCAACCAAGGTGGGGCAAACATGGCACAACGGCATACAACGGGCACGCCGAACGAGGACGAGCGCGGCAGTGCGCGACGATGAGCGTCGAGCCGGGCAACGGTTCACCCGAGCTCGTCGAGCGACTACGCAAGGCGGCGCGAGCTCACACCAAGGCAAGGCTCGCCGAGGAGTCGACGCGGCGGCGGCTGCTCGATGTCATCGACACTGCGCTCGACCAAGGCACCCCGGTCTCGGTCCTCGTCTGGGCGACCGGTATGAGTCGGCAGCGGTTCTACCAACTGCGCAAGGCTCGCGAGTCGCAACGGCAGATCGGGGTCGAGCCAGACGATGATGACGAGGCGAGCTAGGTCAGCCGGTCTAAGCTGCGCAACCAACCAACGAAAGGAACAACCAACCAAATGAGTCAGCCGAGGTTAAAAATGGTCACAAGCGAGCCAACACCGGGGCACGAGGTCACCGTCGAGCAGGAGGCGGCTCGCTGGTCAGATCAGATACTGGTCTGCCGCTCGCTCATGCATGCATGGGAAGGTCGAAACGCAAGCTATAGCAAGCGGTATCGGTATTACTCGGTCGAGATGGAATGCATACGATGCGGCACGGTCAAGCATCAAGAGCTCGACGGTCGAGGTCGTATCACGGCTAGTTGGTACACCTATCCCGAGGGCTATCTTTCGGCGGCAGGTTTCATGGATTCGGACGCTCGCGCAACGATTCGAGTCGCCAGTCTGGAGCGCGGCAACCTGCGCACGTTGAAAGCTGGCAAGGCTCCGACTCACAAGGCGACTCTGACGGCGGGTGAGTCATGAGAAGCGTTGAGGTCATCGTCTCGTGCGATGTCTGTTTCGACGAGACGCAGACCAAGGTGCAGGCGACCGGCACGCTCGTTTATGGCTTGACGTACGGCGGCGGCGCGAGTCGCGTCATCGAGCTCTGCGACGAGCACCTCGGCAGTGTCTCGGTCGCTGATCTGATTAACGCTGACCAGATGATCGGCAAGCCTTACGTGCCGACGGCGGGCGACAAGCCGCCACGCGCCACGAGGGGCGCGCCGCGCGGCGAGGATCTGCAGGAGGTCGCCTGCCCGTTCTGTCAGTCTTGGTACAAGGAGGGCACCGGCATCGCGATCCATGTGCGCTCAACGCATCCCGAGTATTTCCAAACCAAGACCGATTGGTCTCGGGTCACGTTCGACGGCAAGCGGGTCAAGGTCGCATGACCGACGACGACGTGCGGGCGCTGACCGAGGACAACCGCATAAGTGTGCGGATCGTCTGGCAGGGTCTGACGACGCAGCTCGCGCTCGACACGGTCGGCGAGGTCACCCCTTGAATCGGTCACCGAGGTCGCGCGGCAATGCTTCGGCATCGCGGCAGGCATCCGAGGCGGCGACGATGGGTGAGGACTGGCTCGACGACCCCGACGCCGAGGCGTGGGCGCGGCACGTCGTCGACGAGCTCGTGCCGATGGTTCAAGGTTCGGCCGTGACGATCTCGCTCGTGCCGACCGGCGACACTGACGTCAAGTTCGCGGTCGAGCTCGGCGTCTCGATCATGCTCGACAAGCCGATCGTGCTGATCGTCTCGCCGGGCATGCGGATACCGGCCAAGCTCGCGCAGGTCGCCGACGAGATCGTCGAGGTCGGCGACCTGCTCTCGCAGGCGGGTGCGCGGCAGGTGCGCGCGGCAGTCGCACGAGTGATCGGCGGCAAGTGATGGGTGCGGGGGTGACGATCGCCGAGATCGAGCGCGAGATCGAGGCTCTCGGCTACGGCTCGCAGGCGTACCACGAGGCTATGGCGTTCTACCTGCTGACAATGGCGCGGGCGCAGTGGCGGCTCGCCGACCGCGCGGGGCATCACGGCAGGCTCATCGGCCGGGCGACCGGGATCGCCGACCCGATCGAGGATCTGCGATGAGGTTCCGGCTCACCCTGCGCGGCGAGGATGTCGAGATGCGCGGGTATCTCGACGGTCCGGTCGAGATGCTTTACGAGCTCGCGGCGGCGGTCAAGCCGTACGGCATCCTCGTCGCGAGTCCGGCACCCGAGGATTACAACCCGTTCAGCGATGCCGAGGCCGACGCGGCGCTGCGCAAGATCGCAACAGACATCAAACACGAGTTCGGACTCGATGACCGATGACTTGGTTCCTATGGGCGGCAGTTGGTCTCAACCTCGTCGGGGCGGCGAACAATATGCGGCTCGGTCTCAGGCTCAAGCGCTCGTGTCGCGAGGTCGACGCAATGGCGGCGACGCTGCAGGCTGACATCATGCGGGGGCATTGATGCCACTCGGACCGGGTAAGTACGACGAGCAGGCGACGCGGGTGCGCGTCGAGACCGAGGCAACTGCAGTCGTTCTCGTCGTCATCGACGGCGTCAAGGGCTCCGGCTTTAGCGTGCAGGCACCGGCAGGCTTTACCGACGTACTGCCGTCATTGCTGCGCGGGCTCGCCGATTCCATCGAGGCCGACCTTGCATGAGCTGGCCAATCGAGCCGCCGTACTACGACCGAGAGGGCGCGCCGATCTCGTTCCGGCAGTGGGCCGAGCTGCACCGAGACGTGACGTACATCGTCGTACGGCGCACCTACGTCAACGAGAACACCGAGCGCGAGGTCAGCGTCTCGACGGTCTGGCTCGGTATAGATCACGCTTTCGGCTCCGGTCCCCCGATCATTTTCGAGACGATGACGTTCGGCGGGGCGCACGACGGCGAGATATTCGACCGGTACCCGACCGAGCTCGCGGCGGTCGCCGGGCACGAGCAGGCAGTCGCACGAGAGCGAGACGAGGCGAGGCGCAGGTGAGTCGATTCACCCGACCGGTCTGCCGATACTGTTGGCTCGTCCTGCACCCCGGTCGCACCCCGGTCGCGCTCGTCAAGCCGGTCGTCGAGGTCTGCGCACGCTGCGGCAAGTCGACGCTCTCCGGCATCTACGTGCGGCACGACCCCGCGCAGCCGTGGCCAGCATGAGCACGCACGCGCTGCAGCTGACGGCGTTCGCTCTCCTCGGTCTGGCGATCGTTCTGAACGTCCTCGTCTGGACCGGCATAGCGGGGCGCAGGCGGCGACCGAAAGCGATGCCGACCAACGCGCGGGCGCATCTGCGCGACGGCTCGACGGTCGCGCTCGACCTGACGTACCTCGGCCGTCAGGGCGGCGTCGACGTCTGGCAGTCGGTGCAGATACTGGAGCTCGGCGCGCTCACCTCGATCTCGGCCGACAAGCTGCCGATACGCTGCGCGATCCAAGTGCAGATGGAACACGTCATCCGATGAGCAAGTGCGACAAGCGCGGGCATGATTGGTTCCCTGACAACGGGGCGCGCGAGTTCGTCGTCACCGAGGACATGTGCATGCGCTGCGGCGTATTTCGCACGCTCCTCCCCTACGGCAGGTGTCTATGCGGCGAGCCGCTCGCCGAGCATTACAACAAGCTCGGCGGCAGGCGTGACGTGCGCGGCTGCAGTGGTCCGAGATGACGCGCCGCGACGTCCAAATCGCGCGCCTGCGGCGGCTCGCATACTGCATCGCGATCTGCGACGAGCAGCTCGCCGAGCTGCGGCGCGATCGCGACGAGGCGATCGGCGTGGCGCGAGATCTCGGTATGTCAGTCATCGAGATCGCGAGCGCGGCAGGCATAACCCGAGCGCGTGTGTATCGCGTTTCACCCGATCGGGATTATGACTTAAGTCAGGACGTGCGGTAAGGTAGTGGAACAACCGCAACACCAACCAACCAAGGGAGCACACCATGAGCGACAACTACGGCGTCATCGAAACCAACAACATCAACGACTTCACGAACGATTGGGGTCAATACCTCGACACGCTCGCCGACAACGGGCGCGCGTTCGGGCTCGATGAGATCGCCAAGCTGACCCGCGTGCGGCTGCTGACCGAGTACGGCTACCCGGTATTCGATCTTTCCTATGCGATGGGTGAGCTCGCCGACGGGCGGCACTGCCGGGTGCAGATCGACCTGCCTGCGCACCTCGGTCGCAAGACATACCGCAGTCAGATCGCGGCCGAGTGCAAGCGGCTCGGCGTCAACGCGAACAAGCTCGGCGTGTGGAACAGCGCGATCTACTCGATCATGTACTGACAAAATGAGGACCCCCGGCAGATACTGCCGGGGGTCCTTTCGCGTTTCCCCACCAACCAACCAACCAAGCAAGGAGCGACACATGACCGGCACCAAGTGGGAGACCGTGCGCTACATCGACGGCGTCGATTGGCGTCGCAAGATCTCACACCGCAAGCTCGACGTACCGGGCACCGGCTGCTATCTCGTCGTCAAGGCCGAGTACCACGAGTGGACGTGGAAGGTATTCGACCGGACCAAGCGCAACGCGCTCGGCGAGTCGCTGCTCATCACGACCGGCAACGAGCCGACGCTGCAGGCAGCCAAGGCTGCGGCACTCGCAGCGCTCGGCGCGGCGCTGACGGCCAAGCACGAGGAGGAGCTACGCAATGCCGGACGATGACGGCCGGGCAGTCGGTCAGCCTCACACGATGAGCGAGACGCTCGTGCGACTACTCGACGACGAGTCGGTCGACGCGATGACGTACACCCTCGCGTGTGCGCTGGCGCTCTCGACCATCGAGCTCGCCGAGCGTGACGTATGGGATGACGACGCGCGACTCTGCACGGTCATGCGCGTCGAGGACGCCGAGGATGATCTGCTCGGGCTCTCGGTCGGGCAGCTGCACCTGCCACCGCTGCCGGGCGAGACGCACCCGATCGCCTATATCGAGATGCTCTGCAGCATCATGCGCGACGAGTCCGAGATCGTTCACATGCCACACGCTGACATCGTCGCTTGGTTGTTCGTGACCGAGGCATGGATGCTTTCGACGGCCAACCGCGACGTCGCCAAGCGTGACCAATACGAGGCGGCAGCAGCGGCGCGCGAGATGCACAAGCACCCCGACCGCGTCGAGTGCAGGATCGTGGTCATGACCGACCGAGCGGGGCGCACCTATCAGACGATCACCGAGCGCGGCGGCGGCGAGCCTTGGTTGCTCGTGTCCGGCACCGGGCAGGTATCCGAGGAGAACGAGGCGGCGGTGCTCGACGGGCGCGTGACCAAGGCACTGCGGCGGCTCATGGATCTCACCCCGGTCGGCTCATGATGGGCACCCGCACTGTGCGATCGATCGTCGACACATTGACGACGCGGTACGGCGGGCTGACGAGTGCCGAGGCGCTCGCGGCGGTGCAGCAGATGCTGCGCGAGCGCGGGTATGTCGAGGTCGAGCTCGATGACGCGGTGCTCGCACCCGATGAGCAGCGGGTGCTGCGCGCGGCAGCCGAGCATTACGAGCAGCCATGAGCGGCAGGCATCGGCTGGAGCGCGTCACCGCGCAGGCCGACGTCATCGTCAAGGGCGGCAACCGATTCAACCCGCGCACGTTCTGGCGCATGCCGAGCGACTCGGTCAGCTGGCAGCACGTGACGGCGATCGCCGAGGCGCAGGGCTGGCGCGCAGGCGACGGCGATCCGAGCAGGGTCGGCTCGACGCAGGGACCGGAGGACGCTGCCGCAGAGTTCACCCGATCGGGATTATGACTTAAGTCAGGACAGGAGGTAAGCTCAACGAGCAAGCAACCAACCAACCAAGGAGCTCGACATGACCACCACCACCAACCTGCAGGCGCAGACGCCGAAAGAGATCGACGCGCAGCTCGCCGAGATCTGGACACGGCAGGGCAAGGCGCAGCAGCACGTCGCGATGCTGGCCAAGCGCATCGAGAACTACCGCACATACATTGCGCGCGAGACGTTCTCGCTCATGACCGAGAGCTATAAGGCATCGCTCGCGCAGACCGAGAGTGAGCTCGCCGACGCGCGCGATGCGCTCGACGCGATCATCGCCGAGTCGGACCCGCTGCAGGCCGAATACATTCGGCGCGGCACCTGGACGCGGGCCTACCTCGTCACCAACACTGGCGGGCACGTGCACTCCTCGATGTACTGCGCGTCATGCTTCCCCTCGACCCAATTCGCCTGGCTGCCGGAGGTCTCGGGCGACGCCGAGAGCGAGATCGTCGAGCGCGCAGGCGAGGCAGCCTGCACGGTGTGCTACCCGAGCGCACCGGTCGACGTGCTCAAGCGCAAGAGCACTTTCGAGGCTCCCGACCGCAAGGCTGCGCGCATCGAGCGCGAGGCCAAGGCTGCCGCTCGCGCTGCCAAGGCTGCAGCGACCGGCATCACGGACGTCGACGGCTCACCGCTGCGCGGGCGCTACGGCGTCATCAAGGCCGAGCGCACCGCGCAGACCGAGGCAGTGAACGAGATCGCCGATCACACGCTCTACGGCTACCGGTTCGATGCCGAGTACGTGGCCAAGCTGACCGAGGCGCTCGCACACAAGCGCGGGCAGTCGGTCGAGCAGGTCACGGCCGAGCTGCAGGCCAAGGCAGCCGCCAAGATCAAGCGCGAGAGTCGCTGACCGAGAGCCGAGCCGGAGCCGGACCCTACGGGGTCCGGCTCCTTTCGTTTGTGGCGCATGCCATACCGTGCCGATGTGACTTAAGTCAGGACGCGAGTTAGACTAGAGGAACAACCAACCAAGCCAAGGAGTCAACATGCACCGGACAGTCGAGCAGAACCAAGCGCACCGCAACGATCTCGTGTGGATCAAGAGCAAGGGCAGCAGCTTTCGCGTCGACGGCGAGCTCTACGTCAGCGAATACCTCAACCCTTGGACCGGGCAAGCGATCCGCAAGGGTTGGCAGATGACCGGGCAGGATTGGCACATTTTCGATGCCGATGGCCAGCGCACCGGCCGCGCGCACTCGCTGACGTGGGCCAAGCTCGACGCGACCGACTGACATCAAGGAGCCGGACCCTGCGGGGTCCGGCTCTCGGTGTTTTCACCCGAACGTGGTTTGACTTACGTCAGACACCTCGCATATTCTGACTTACGTCAGCAACCAACCAACCCAAGGAGTACACCATGACCAGCAACGAAACCATTGCCCGCGAGGACGTTCAGCCGTCGACGATGCTCGGCGCGGACCTCTCGCCTGCAGTCGCTGCGATCGAGGCGGCATACCGCAAGATCGCCAAGCGCTACCCCGGCACCCCCGACGCGACGATCGTCGTCAAGCGCGATAGCAAGGCGTGGGGTCACACGACCGTCGGCAAGGTCTGGAGCTCGGCGAAACTCGTCGAGGACGAGGACAACGCGACCCATTACGAGATCATGATCTCGGGTGAGAACCTGCGGCGCGGTCCCGAGTTCGTCCTCGCGACGCTGCTGCACGAGGCTGCGCACGCGCGCAACCTGCACGCGGGCATCCTTGACACCGACGTCAACGGTCGCCATAACCTGCAGTTCAAGGCTCGCGCCGAGGAGCATGGCCTGACGGTCACCTCGGTCGGCTGGCACGGCTGGACCGGCACCGAGCTCTCGGACGAGGGCAAGGCGTCGCACGCGGCGATCCTCAAGGCACTCTCGGCCGGACTCGCCAAGGCTGCAGCGGTCTCGGTGCGGCCGGTCGTCGCGGGCGTCGCGATCAAGGGCACCGCGCCTGCGGTCGAGGGCGGCGAGGAGTCGACCCCGGTCGAGCCTCGCAAGCGCGGCAACCGCAACCTCATCAAGGCCGAGTGCGGCTGCGGCAAGTCGATCCGCGCGTCGCGCGGCGTGCTGGAGGACTGCACGCCGACGTGCAAGCTCTGCGGCGAGGTATTCGCCGAGGCAGCCTGACGCGAATATGACGCGAGGACCGTCACCCTATGGGTCTGACGGTCCTCGCGCTGCAGGTGCAACCAACCAAGGAAGAACACCCGCGCAGCCGACCCTATCAATCCAAGCTCTCAGGAGGCTATGCAAATGATCATTCTCGTTCTACTGTTCGCGGCGCACGTGTGCCGCACGATCGGCAAGGCGCTCTCATGAGCGCGACAACCAACCAAGGAGCACCAACCATGACCACCACGACCACCAAGGCACGCAGCTCGCTCGCTGCGCTCATCACGCTCGCGCTCGGGCTGCTCGTGCTCATCCTCGGCGTCATCGTCGGCACGCGGCCGGTACACACTGACGCGACGTATTTCGGCGACGTGCAGAGCTGCGGCACCAACTACTCGATCAACTCAAGTCAGGTCGCGACATTCGAGACGATCTCGACCGACCCGCGCGTGACTGCGCTGCCGTTCGCGCAGCGCGCGCTCATGGACACCAATAGCGAGCTGGAGTGCTACCAGAATCAACGCGACGCGCTCGCCTGGACGTCGACGGGCGTCGGTGCGGTCGTCACCCTCGTCGGGCTCGGCTGGCTCGTCACGAGCCGACGCAGGCTCGTCGCGAGTTCACCCGATCGAGGTGGCGATACGGTCTGACTTAAGTCAGGCATGAGTTAGGATGGAACCACCAACCAACCAACCAAGGAGCAACCAACCATGACCGACACCACCACCGCCAAGCTGCCGAGCCTGACCTGCACCGAGTGCGGCGTGCTCGTGCCCGACGTCAACGCGACCGGCGGCGAGCTGCGCGCGTGGCTCATGCGCTGGCGCGGGGCGCACAAGCGCAGGGGCTGCGACGGCAAGCTCACCCTGCAGCCGGAGCCGCAGCACGTGCGCGAGCCGCAGCCGGGACTCGACCGCGAGACCAAGCTCGTCGCCAAGGAAATCGCGCGGCTCGCGGGCATCGTCGAGCAGATCGTCGAGCGCGGCAACCTCAAGCCACTCGCGGCAGCCAACACCGCGCGCGACCTCGCCAAGTACGCGGCGACGCTGGCCAACCTGACGCAGCGCGCAGTCGAGCTCGACGCCAAGGCGCAGGCATGAACGACTGCCACGCATACGGGCACGCGTACGAGGGCGGCACGTGCGTCGGCTGCGGTGCACCCGAGCCGACCAAGCTGACACCCGAGCAGCAGGAGCCGTACCGCATCCTGCACGGCAGGTGGGACACGTTCGCCAAGGCGATCGAGCGCAGCACGCACCCAACCTCGCACATGACCAACAACGAGCAGGACGCATGGGAGGCGCTCGTCGACTGGATCGACGAGCAGGAGCTGACCTACACCGAGTACGACCCGAGAGGACCGCAGACATGACCGAGCCGGTCGACCCGTGGTCAGTCCTCGCCGACGCGCAGCTCGCACTGCAGCGCGCCGAGCGACTGACCGAGTCATACCGCGACGAGCGCAACGAGGCGGTACGCGCACTCGCCGAGCGCGGCATCGCAGTCGCACCGATCGCGCAACTCCTCGGCATCACGACCAAGGCAGTGCGCACGATGATCCGGCACGCCGAGGCGACCAAGCGAGCAGCCGAGCTCTGACCTCGCACCCACCGACACGCAGCACCTGACGTAAGACACGAGGCCGCACGCATCACGCGTGCGGTCTCGTTCTGTATCCGCAGGTCGAGCGAACGTCTATCGTTGTCGACGTTGTGATGATTCGTCACCGTGACGAAACGACGAGGCAGGCAGACATGCGAGGTCGAAGCGGCTCGGTCGTACGACGACTACGGCAGCGCGTACGGGCAACCGAGAGCACCTGCTACCGATGCGGACAACCGATCGACTGGTCGATACCACATGCCGACCCGTACACAGGTGCAGTCAATCGCGACTCTGGCTCACTGGAGCACAAGCAATCACTCGCGCAGCACCCCGAGCTCGCGGAGGACCCCGGCAACGTGGCTGCCTCGCATTGGGATTGCAACCACTCGGCGGGCATGGACGGCGGCGCGCTGCCGCTCGGTGCGAGGTCGAGGCAATGGTGAGCGACGACCCGCGAAAAAAAATAAGCATGCTTTCAAATATTTTTGAAAAAAAAAGCATGCTTTCGGGGGGGCGGTCGAAAAACTTTCGCCGAGGGGGCGGTCCA